TGGTCAACAATACTCCAGTGCCTTCTTTTCGTTCCATAATCATGCCCTCATTTCGTCGGTAATAGTGCTGACAGATTCGCCAACAAGTTCTTTGATTTTCTCTGAAATAGTGTCGGCTATCTTCTGAGCATCGCCAATAGACAACGTAACATCAAGACTGGCAAGTTCATTGCCAACACATACTGTGCCAGTGTATGTGTTGGTATATTTATTCCAATGGATATTAACAGTCCTGAGTTTCATTTTGCCCTCTCAATGAGATAGTAGGATGCAAACCGCTTGCCGTTACGCTCTTTCATGATCCGGTGAATCTTATGACCATCATTGCGTAAGTCATTGATCCTGGATGCCAGCCGGAAACAGCCAAACTTCTTTAGTGCATCCATCGGCGTAATTGCTCTGCCTTTTGACAAGTAAGAGAGGATTTCATTGTTTTGGCTCATCATTGCCTCCCTTGATGTCGGACAGCACTTTGGCAATACCGCGCTCCATTACCTCAAACAGCACCTTACTTTCAGCAGCAATGGTTTCCATGATGAAACTATTGACTTCTGCCAGAGCATTGAGCTTTGCCTCTTTCTCGGCAGCAGAGAACTTCTTGCTACCGGCAATCTTGCCAGCCATGTCCAGATAACCGGCAACCCATTCCTCGTTATTTGGATACTTGGCATAGGCATCCTTGGCTCCAGGAACCATGAACACAATGCCAGCAGGTGCTTGTGTCGGCTTGGTTTCCTCGATGGCAACCATCGGGGTGCGCCGTGCTTCAGGGATAGTCTCGACTTCCATCTCGTCCATCATGCCAAGACCGCAGTGGGCCAGCACAGAACGGCGGATAGCCTTGGTAGTAGCCTTGAGATAGGCATTAGCCAAACGCTCACCAGACAGGCTAGAAACGTCCACAGCACCTTGGTTCTCGCTCACCCTACCGTCGGCACCAGTGCAGCGCACGGATACCACGTAGATACCGTCTACGCGCTCCCTGTGGGTAATCTGTGTGGACAGCTTGTGGATGGCGCACAACTGCTGCGTAGCCCCTGCGTTGGCGTAAAGAATCTGCTTGCCATTCAGGGTTAGCAAGTCAAACGGTTTGGCAGCCGGATCAAGACCTACCTGCTTGCAGCGATACAGGTAGTAGTCACGCTTCTGGCCTTCTGACAGGCCGGATAGATCGCCACGAAGGACGATTGAATCTTGAATCTTGGGATCTAGGACTGCACCTTGCGGCGCAATGGATACGACATTTTCCATGATAGCCTCTCTCTGATTAGGAACCGGATAACTACTTGACTAGGAACCGGCGGGAGCCGGGTTGTTCTACTACATACTTCTCAAATATATCTGGCATTGAGTTTTTAAACAACTCCTGCGAAAACCTTTTACTTGGTTTCGATGTTTTCCATGTAGCCAGCACGGTTCCGTCAACGCTAACCAACTGGCCTGACTCCATCATGTAGCCTTGGATGCGCTTTTGCAGGATAGCCTCATCCTTTTCCAGCGCCGATATATTGGCCTTGATAGCAGCCAGCCGCATACAGTCATGCTCAAGCTCTTGGGTGGCAATCAGGTTGGTGCCATTGTCCTGCCGATACACCAGCTTGGCGGCATCACCCATCGTATCGGGGTCAAAGCTACGTGCCTGGATTCGCCCCCAGAACTCAGCCATTTCCTTGATATGGATGCCCATCATGTCGGGGCTGAACGTCTGCGGGTAGCCTACGATCTCCTGACCACCAAAGCAGACCACCAGCACTACAGACTCGATCTGATGCACGGTAGCCTCATGCAAGCACTGAACACGGTAGCCAATATCGATCTGGTCTGTGCCATCGTCACCGTATTTCTTACGCTGATGCACACCCAGGTTCTTGACCTCATACAGCGTCTTACCATCTGCGCTGATGTAATCGAAGTGGCTTGCAAGGAATGACTCTCGCGGGTGGTAGAGCGCATAGTCCGCGTCTTTGAACTCGATGCGGTTGCGCCTGGCATACTCGCGCATGATAGGTTCCTGCATCACCAAGCCCATCTGCACGGCCTCATTGTCACTCAGATCGTCCATTTCCTTCAGGCCGATCTTCTCAGCGTAAACCTCTCCGCCTCTGCCTTCTACAAAGCGGCGAGCGTCACCAGACCATAGTGCCTTGTTCCTGACTTCAGGGGTAAAGTCGCTCATAGGGGTGCCCTCTCATAGTTAAGATTGATTGCTTTAGGCTTACTTACTGGCCTTTTTTTGTCTTTCCCTACTCCAGTAGGTAGTGTTTTTCTTGGTGTAGGTGCGCTTGCTCTTTGCAGGCTTTCCAGGCTTGGGAACGGCCAGGATTCGGGTAACACGGTCATCATCGGAAACTCGCTTGATAGTTAGGAATAGTGCAACAACAATAAATACAATAACACAAACAACCATAAGCATGTCAACTGTTTCCATCATGTTCTCCAGATAAAATTACGGGGTTTTGTTACCTGTGTTTTTAATCCACAGCAGTCGCACTTTCTTACCAGCCACGCTACCGGTTGGTCATTGATCTTGCCGCCTCTGATGCCAGCGCAGCGTAGGCATATTTCTTTGTATTCTGTGCCTGCTTTCATTTCCACCTCCAGCACTTCATCTTGCCATCTTCCATGACAAATACGGTCATAGCTCCATCAACGTCCGGTAGTCGGCAGCTAGAGACAATACTTGCTTCACTGGCCGCTACCTTGTCCTGATCTGCAATCGCATGAAACGACCACAGCCCCCAGGCAGATATGACGGTAATAGTTCCCCCTAAGAAACCAGCTATTAAATGGTTCCGTATCTTCTGCTTGGTCACGACAATATGCTCTTGCATAACCCCCCCTAGTTAGGACTGCGGGTTTAAAAAAATCTATCTCTCAACATCATCGCCAGTGTTCCGCCAACAAACACGGCTTACTACCTTTGACACGGTACTCGTAGATACTGTTATCAGAAATCTTTGAGTATCTCTCAATCATACCTTTGCTGATTAGCCTACGCAGATTCCCATACACCTGGCGCTTATTGATTCCTGCTGCCTGCGCTATGTCCTCGGCCTTCCTCTTACCGGCCTTCACTGCCTCGTAAACCGCGTCTTGTGTTCCTGTTTTCATATTGACCTCATGCTTTGCATAACAACCTCACCCGCCGTATATGGCAGGGTGCCGCAAAAAGCGGGAAGCTCTCGTTTATCGCATTGCTATCAGCTAACAACTGCTGACCAGAGTTTGCGCTCGCCCGATGATGCAGCCCACATCAAGGAACGACATGCCCTGTTCGCCGCGTTTATCCGCATTGGTCGCTTCAACCTTTGCGAGGGGTGGGTTATGCCCCCGTTGCGCTACTAGCTAGGAAAAAGAAAAACCCTTACGACTGGGTTCCAGGCTTCGACGGAAGTGAGCGTGATACGGTAACGCTCTCGACAACCGAAACCCATGCGTAAGGGTTTTCCGTATCATTCATTTCACGCTTCCGGCGCGGCCTGTCTTTTCCACAAGCAAAACCATTGTGCTATTGGTTTAACCTACTGTCAACTAGAAATTATGGCCTCGGTTCTGCGCGGGTGCCGGCTTCCTTTGCGCAGGGTTTAGCTCGAACATATCGTAGGGGAAGGCACTGGTGCGTTGCTCACCCTCATCCCAAAAGACCATGACATGATTATCCGTAGCCAGCCAGCAGCCCCAGGATACCTGCCCACCACTGGTTGACGCGTAAAGCCTGAGACCCTCGCGGCACTGACCCTTGAACGTCAGCATAACGATGGTGCCACCGGCTTTATTGGGTGCCCTGGCAATCCATTCAGTTTGCGCGTAAGCAGGGGCAGATACAAAGAGAGCACCAACAATAATGCTATTTATTAGCTTCATGTTTCACCTCATAGTTAGGAAACTTCATTGAACGCAGTCTGTTCTGTTTCAGCCATTCCCTACAAGCCTCAGGGGTATTCAATCCTTTGGCCTTAGCTCCCGCGTTAGCCTGGCGACGATAGAATTCACTATAGTGCATCATGCACAGGTTCACCCGTCTACCTGCCGCCATAACGCTAGTGGCTGCGGGGCTGGTGCAATCGGGCCAGCCGCAGGAGTGGGAGGGAGGGGCCATAGACTCAGACATTGACCATCCACAGGGGCAGCTTCGGTCATAGGGGCCGATCTTCTGATAGCAAGCAGGGCATTTTATCTGCATAGGGTTCCTTTAATGGGCCGCTGTTGCATCGGCAGGGCCTCGGACATAGGCGCGTATAGGCGCGTACGTACGGACAGCCTAAACCGATATTTTTATGACGCTGAAACTATGTTAGCATTTACTCACAACATTATCACAAATAAACAGGCAATCACCAGGGCAACCAGTAACGCGTCAACCAGTCTGCTACGGCGCTCAGGTTTCAGTCCATCGTATCGGTCTAGCTGACGTTTAAAACGG